GTTCCCCGTCGAAAAGGGCGCGCAGACGAGCGATCACATTATCACCGAGATGCCGGTGCTTGAGTTCGACGGCATTGTCAGCGACACGCCGATCGGCAAGGCCGCGAACGATCCGTCTCGTCGGTCGCTCGGCGGTGGAACGCTGCCGTCGCAGGACGCCTATCAGTTCTTCCTGTCGATTCGACAGGCCGAGCAGCCGGTCACCGTCGAGTGCAGCTACGGCACGTTCACTGACATGGTGATGACGAGCCTGACGCCGCGCCGCGACGTCGCGACCGCCAAGGCATTCATGTTCTCGGCGACGTTCGAGCAGATCGACATCCGCGAGACGCGTCGCACGACGATCAGGACTGCAACGCCGGGCACGGGGAAGAAGAAGAACCTCGGCAATCAGCCGGTGACGAAGATCAACGGTGCCGCCGTCGATGGCGTGATCTACGTGATCACGTTTCCGGTCGCCAAACGTGAGTTTGCGACGAAGGGCTACGGCAAGCCGGTGGCAACTGATATGAGCTTCGTGGTCACCAGGTTCGGCACCGACGAGCGACCGCTCTTCGATTGCTATCGCATCCTGGCCGGTCGCGAGCGCAACGCCGAAGGCTTTCTGACGCCCGCGGGCGCTGGCGGCCCCGACGCGGCCCGCTACCAGTTTCACGAGCTCGTCACGCTCACCGACGCATCTACGCAAACACGTCGAGATTCCGAGGGCCGCGACGTAACGACAGATCCAGCGCCCAAGCTCGACAACAAGACACCGGACAAGACGCCAGTCAAGCGCGGGTGGTGGAACGCGCCGGAGGCGAAATAACATGCCTTCGATCCTTCCCTTGGTCCCGTCGGTCGGTCTCTACAACTTCGACACCGACATCGGCGACCGGTCGTATCGATTCGACGTGCGATGGAATTCGCGCGACAACTTCGACGCTGCGGCCGGCGTGGCCCGTGGCGCCTGGTACTTCGAAGTCTCTGAGATCGGCGTCGGGCGGATCGCGTGCGGCGTCAAGATCGTGCTCGGTACGTATCTCGGGCGGCGAGTCAATCACCCGCTGTTTCGTGAAGGTGTACTCGTCGCGGTCGATACCAGCGGTGAAGGTCGGGACGCGACGTTCGACGATCTCGGAACGCGCGTGGTCGTGAAGCACTACACCAGCGTCGAGATCGACACGATCATCCAACAGATTCGTGCCCGTCTCGCGCGGAGCGCTTAGGTGCCGCGCGCCTTTCCTCGCATCTGGAAGGTCACCGCGATACGCCAGCCGACCGGCTTTGTTGCGGCCAATCCGCAGTTCTTCGATCGCACGGGCAACGCGCTCGAATTCACCGGCAGCCGCGTGCAATTCAAGGTCAAGCGCAACCTGACGAAGAACCCTAACCAGTGCGAGATCCAGATCTACAACCTGTCCGAGCACACGCGCAGCGAGCTCGAGCGGCTGCCCGTGCAGATCATGCTCCACGCCGGACACAACGGCGTCGCCAAGCTCATCTCGTCGGGTGACCTCGTGCGCTCTTGGTCGGAGCGCGACAACACCGAGATCGTTACCACCCTCGTTGTGCGTGACGGCATGAGGGCATTCGCGTACGCGCGCATGAACCGCTCCTATAAGCCGCCGATCCGCGTCAGTAGCGTGCTCTCGGATGCGGCCAAGTCGATGGGGCTTAAGCTGCCGCCCGAGATCGAGCGGAGCGCCGAACTACGACAAGCGTTGTCGAGTGGCATCTCGATGCATGGCCCGACGCAGGAGATTCTTACGCGCTTGCTCGCTCCGTACAACTACAACTGGAGCGTGCAAAACGGCCGGCTGCTAATCGTGAAGGATGAGGAGCTCGCGCCCGGCGCGGAGTTGCTGATCGATCACGCCGACGGCGGGCTGATCGGCTCGCCGAATAAAGAGGCGCCGGACAAGCCGAAGGCCAAGACGACGATCAAGTTCGACGTGCTGCTCAATGGCGACATCAGTCCCGGGCGGCGCGTCCGGTTGCGCTCCGAGTTCTTCGACGTGTCGCTCAAGACGATCGAGGTCGAGCACGCGGGCGATTCGCACGGCGACGAATTCACCACGCACGTCACCGGGAGACCGATATGAGCGAAGACATCGTCAACCCTACGCTCGATATCCTTCTCGATCTCGTCATCGAGAAGGCACTCGCCGGCGCACGCGCGATGCTCCCTGGGCGAATCACGAGCTACGACGCGGTCAAGCAAAGGGCGTCCGTTCAGATTCTGATCCAGGAAGCGCACATCGACGAGCTCGACGTACGGCGAGTCCAGACGATCCCGGAGGTCCATGAGGTGCCGGTCTGGTTTTTCGGTGCACAAGCAGGCGGCCGAATCACGGTGCCCGTCGGCACCGGCGACCAGGGCATGGTTCATTTCGCGAGCGCGTCGATCGCTCGCTGGAAGCTACGCGGCGGCATTGTCGATCCGGGCGACGACACCAAGCACAGCATCAATGACTGCGTGTTCGTGCCCGGCCTGCACGACTATGCGCACGTGCCGACGACTGCGCCGACGGATGCGATCGTGCTACACGGCAACGTCAAGATCGGCGGCCCCATAGGGACAGAGCCAACGTTCAAGGCAACCAGCTGGATGACAGCGTTCGACACACTGATCGCGGCGATCGCGACCGCGGTAGGGACTAGCGGCACGCCGGCAGGTGCCACGGCAGCCGGTACGGCGATCACGGCAGCGCTCACGCAGTTTCACCTGGATGTGGTCACGGCCAAGACCACCAATACCGAGGTCAAGTAGCCGACCGTCCCGTAATTCTGACCGTCGCTCGCTCGTCCGCGTGAGCCTGTCCGGCGAGTGGCGATCCTCGCATCCGACATGTTGGACCTCCGGTTCGACGCCGACGGTGACCTGTATATCGGTCCCAACGGACCGGAGCTGATCGGCGGCATCGAGGGCGTCGTGCAGCTGGCGGTGATCCAGATCAAGCTCCTCCTTGGCGAGTGGTTCGCTAATCTGGACGAGGGGTTCCCCTGGTTTCAGGAATTCCTCGGCGAGAAGTTCACACCCGAGAAAGAGGCGCGGCTCCGAGCTCTCGTGCACGACCGCATGGTGCGTAAGGTCCCGGGTGCCACCGGCGTGCTCGGACTTTCGGTATCACTGAGTACCAACGGCGATCTGTCGATCTCATACGGCCTGCAGACGGCATTCGGCGACACGCCCGCCGACGCAATCCAGGCATCGATCGGGGGTCTCGGTGGCTGACGTCGGACTACTACCTGAAGGTTTCGTTCCAGACACCTTCGACAACATGGTCGAGGAGATCGAGGTCGAGCTCCGAGGTGAGTGGGGTCCGAGCATTCCGCTCGGCGATGGCACGTTCATCGGCCACGTCATCCGCATCCTATGCGAGCGGCTGCAGCTGCTCTGGGAAGTAGGCGAGATCAGCTTCTCGTCGCTCGATGTCGACGCGAACAACGGTGCGCCGCAGCGAGCGATCGCCGCGATGACCGGCACATTCGAGACGCCGGCCGCGAGCTCGACGGTCACTGAAACCATGTGCGGCGACGACGGCACGTCGATCGCCGAGGGCAACGTTGTCTCGACCAGCAGCACCGGCAAGCGGTTCGCTACGAGTGCCGACGTCACGCTCGAGCAGCTTGACGACTGGCAGCCCGATACCGTGTACGACGAGGGCGATCGCGTGACCAATGCGGACCGCTGTTACGTCTGCATCACCGCTGGCACGAGCGATAGCTCCGGTGGGCCGACGACTACGGACGATGACATCACCGACAACGATGCGCATTGGCGCTATCTCGGCGAGGGGCAGGCGGCAGCAGATGTCGTGATGGCCAGCGAGGAGACCGGCGAGATTGTCGCGGTCGCCGGCGATCTCACGTCGATCGAGACGCCGGTTGCTGGATGGAACACCGCGCGCAACCTGCTCGATGCCGAGCTCGGCCGCCTCGCGATGACTGACGAGGAGCTACGCGTACTCCGCGAGGCCGAGGTTGCGCAGCCCGGCACTGGCATCCCCGATGCAATCCGTGCGGCGCTGCTTTTTCTGACCGGCGTTACCAACGCAACGGTGTTCTATAACAACACCGACGAGACCGACGAGGATGGACTGCCGCCGCACTCCGTCGAGTGTCTCGTGCAGGGCGGTGACGATCAGGACATCTGGGATTGCTTATGGGTGAACGTGCCCATCGGCATCAGGACGATCGGCACCGAAGAGGGGATCGCTCTCGACGCCGAGGGCGCTGAGCAACCGGTCAATTTCTCGCGACCTGAAGAGATCGACATCTACGTCATCGTTGATCTGATCGAATATCCAATCACGTACGGCGGCGACGATGCGGTCAAGGCTGCCATTGCAGCGTGGGGGGACGCGCAGAAGACCGGCAAGAATGTGGTTGCGTCCGGCATCTCGGCGCAGGCGTTCTCGGTCGCCGGCGTGCTCGACGTGACGAGCGTGAAGATCGACGACGCGCCGGTGCCGACAGTATCGACGACGATCCCGATCAGCAAGCGGCAATTGGCCGTCTATGACACCAGCCGAATCGAAGTGAACGCCACCGAAGGCGAGCCATAGGAGCCGAGCATGCGCAACGGAATTTCGAGAACGCTCGCGATCGCGTCCGCCGCCGCGCTGATCGGGATGACGATCGTAGCGATGGCCGGCGGCACGGTCATCACCGGGCCCGGCGCGCTCAGTAACAACAGTGTCACCGATGCGAGGCTGCGCGACTCGGCAGCGCTCAGCGTAATCGGGCGATCCGCGAACACGACCGGGGACCCGGCCGACATCACGGCTGGGACTGATGCGTACGTGCTGCGTCGGAGTGGAACGTCGCTTGGCTTCGGACAGGTCGCCAGCGGCGGCATCGCCGACGCAGCGATCACGAACGCGAAGCTACGCGACTCGACCGGCCTCAGCGTCATCGGCAACTCGTCGAATGTCACCACCGGTCCGGCCGACATCTCGGCGAGCGCGGACGGCTACGTGTTGCGCCGCTCAGGAACGAGCCTCGCGTTCGGCACGATCGCGACCGCAGGCATCACCGACGCCGCTGTCACGTACGCGAAGATCCAAGACGTCTCGGCGTCGTCGCGAATCCTCGGGCGCTACACGTCCGGGTCCGGCGATGTCGAGGAGCTCACGGGCGCGCAGGTCGGCGAGATCGTCACCGGCGTAAAGATCGGCTACCAGGTACTCACCGGCGCCTCGGGCACGTACACGCCGACCTCAGGCACGAAGCGCGTCCGTCTCCGCATGACCGGCGCGGGCGGCGGCGGCGGCGCAGCAGACAGCGGTGCGGGCGGTAGCGCGTCGTTCGGCGGCGGCGGCGCATCGGGAACGTACCTCGAGAAGTGGATCGATCCGAGCGCGACTATCACGGGCGGCTCGTGGACTGGCTCAACGGCCGGCGGTGCCGGTGGCACGGGCGGCACTGGCACCGGCACCACTGGCACCGATGCGACCATCGTCATTCAGGGCACGACATACACCGCGAAGGGCGGCCCGGGCGGCGCGGGTATGGCGACGTCTTCCTCGCCGGCGACAACCGCGTTTGCGTGGCTGACCTCGAACAGCTCGGGGCCAGCCGACTACATCGTGGCATCACCGGGAACGCCCGGAGCTCGATACGCCAACGGTGTCGGCGATCCCGGTAGCGGCGGTAGCAATCCATTTGGCGGCGGCGCGGGCGTGACCGGCTATCCGGCTACCGGCGAAGCTGCGATCGGATATGGCGGAGGCGGCGGCGGCGCGGTGGCGTGGAACACGGGCGACAAAGATGGCGGCGCCGGCTCGCCCACTCTAATCATCGTCGACGAGTACAGGTGATCGGTGAAGCTGGGCGAAACCGACGCAACCCGCCGTCGCATCGGCCCGCTGCATGCGGTCGATGAGAGCGGCGATCCCGTGCTCGGCGAAGACTTCGGCGGCATGGGCGAGCTCGAGATCAGCGTCGGCGGCGCGACGTTCGTCGCAGCGCTCGGCTCGACGACCGAGATCGGGAACGGGTACTACTACTACAACGGCACGGCCGGCGATGCGTTGGTGGGTCCGTGGGTCGAGATCAAGATCAGCGGCGTGTGCGTGGAGTTCACGCTGCGCGAGGACGTCGCCGAGCAGCTCGGCGGGATCATCGCGGGCGAGACGGACGATGATGATCTCGCCGTAGGCCCGCTGCGCTTCATCGACGCGGACGGCGACGAGCTCGGCGCCGCGGACGTGGCGGGCGCAACTAAACAGGTCAGCGTCAACGGTGCCGCGTGGGGCGCGCCGGCGGGCTCGTTCGCGGTTAACGACGATGGGTATTTGATTTACACCGCCGATCCGACTGAGGCCGCCGAGCCCGGATGGATTGCGGTTCGGATCTCCGGCACGTGCCAAGAGGTCGTATTCCGCGAAGACGTCGTCGAAGAATTCAAGAATCAGATCGCGCCGGAAATCGAGATCGTTTCGCCGACACCCGGCGTCGCGCCTGGACAGCCCGGCGGATTCCCGCGCTCGAGGCGGCAGGCGGTGCAGACGCCGATCGTGCTGCGGGTGACCGACGAGGTGCCCGGCCTCGCGTATTTGAGCGTGACGGTCAAATTCTTCGGCTCTGCGGACGAGCTCGACGATGACACCCGCGCGACCGAAGAGACGGTTTATCGGGATAGTCAGTTCCGCGGCAAGCACGCCGCCAGCTCGTACCTCGAGGTAGAGGAGGATGGCATCGTGCTGCACATCTATCGCGAGGGCGGCTGGCTCGGCCGCTATCTGAAGTTCGCAGTTGATTCGATCGACGGCGACGGAAACATGGCGGCCTGATGCCTGAGTTTGTATTCGAGCTACCGCCACTGGTCGCCGAGTCGGTCACGCCGGCCGCCGAGGTCACCGGCATGGCGATTTCGCATGCCGACGCTGCGGTCGATCGCCTCGCGCTGCAGTTTCGCAAGCCGAAGATCATCGCGTTCGTGCGCGCGCTCTGTGGTCCTATGCAGGCCCTCGAGCAAGCATTCGTCGACCTGATCACGCTGCGCAATCTCGATGATGCTACCGGCGTCACGCTCGAGATGCTCGCCAAGCTGGTTGGGCAGAAGCTCATCCCGGACATCGATGAAGACACGCTGCGCTCGTATACCCGCGCGCGTGTTCGGGCGAACAAATCGAGCGGACTCGGCGATCAGATCTTGCGCATCGCGCGGCTCGTGCTGACCGACTACGCGAATCGCCCAGAGGTCGCCGCCGAGGGAACGCTCGGGCTCCGCGCGTTCAACTTCGGCCATGCGAGCTACGTGCTCGAGGTGCGCAACGTCGATCTGCCGTGGGATCTTGCCGAGCTGTTGTTCGAGTCGTTCTTGCTGTACGCGACAGGCGCGGGCATTCGGCCGCTGTTGTACTTCGTCGCGCAGCAGGATGACGAATTCGATCACCACGTTGGGGCGTTTCGATTTGGCTCGGTGACCGATCCGACCGCCGGTGTTGGCGGCTTTGGCTCGGTGACCGACGCAACCGCCGGCGGCGTGATGGCCGCAGCAATCGGAGAATGACATGCCGGTAGCAACTAAAGAACCATGGGCCTCAGACGATAACTACCCCGCCGGATCGGATCCGTGGAGCGGAGAACCGACGAAGGTCGTGCCCGATGTCGCCATCGTCGCCGGCGGTCACGTACCCAACGTAGTCCAGCCCTCCGAGACGGAGAACTGGTGGAAAAACCGCACCGACGGGCGACTCGATGACATCGAGAATCGGCGCAACCTTCCGTTCTTTCATCTGCATCAAAACTGGACCGCGCCTATGCGCTCGGCCTGGACTGAGGTCACGGACGGAGCAGCGACCGTTACTCGGGCGGTAGGGCCAGACGGCGGCGACGAAGACTTCACTCCAGGAATCTGGATGCGCCTCACTGTCCTGGACTTGCCGGACGTCGCGGCGCTCTACTCCGAGACACTCACAAATGGAGTATGGCCCGACAACCTGGTCGGTCACATTGAGTTCCGCGTGTTGGGAACTAACGGGGCGGGCTCGCTTCTCACCGACGACGTTATCTTACAGGTTGGTCTGTTCAAGGACAGCGAAGCTGCCGACGTCACTTCCACTAGGGATTTCGTCAAAATCTATTTCAGCAACGATAGCCCCAACTGGATCTTCCGAACTGGAAGCACAGCGGGCGTGTCGACCGACACCGACACCGGGGTCGAGGTCACCGAGACCGGGACCATCGTCGATCAGTACAAGGTCCGCATCGAGATCTACGGTGGTGACAGCCCCGGCGGCGATCGCGTGGAGTGCTACATCAACGACGTGCTCGTGGCAACCAACACCACGAACCTGCCCGCCAACGCCACCGACAGCCTCGTGCTCGGCGTCGTTCTGGCGAGCAACGCCGCCAACGCCAACGCCCAGGTTTGGATCTCGCCGATCACGTACGTTGTAGACCTGATCGAGTAATCAGAAGCCGTGCTGCAATCTACTCGATGCAGTAGCCCACGCCGATGCAGGTCACGTCGCACTGCCATTGCCGGCAGCCCATCTCACGGCCGGTGACGTGCAGGCATTCGTCTAGTAGCGACGCCGACGGCTCGGTCAAGCTCGCCGGGCCGCACTGCTTCGTTTCTTCGTCCATATGCTGGCCGTCGCAGTCGATCGATAGGGTGCATTCGTATGTCCACCCGACACCGATTGGTGACATATCAATCAGCTGCACATCCTCGGTCGTGCAGCCGGCGAGCGACAGGAGAATCACGACTACGCCACAGCGCCCCATGCCATTACTTTACACGTCACCGCGGTGCGCGCCGGTGCCGTCCGTTGCTGCGGCGGGTAGCGATGGGGTAGCACCCTAATCCTCCGGCGCGCGGTCGCATGTCCTTAGCTTTGTCGTCGTAGTCCATGGCAGACGACCCCAAGGAGACGCGTCGGGCGAGCCCAAGGCGCCCGGGCACGATGTCCGACGATGACCGCGCGTTGATCGGTCGCCAGCGGACCACCCCTGTGCGCGGTAGCGCCATTCCCCGACCCGTTGAGTCGTTTGACGACCTCACGGACAGGTACGAGGGCGAGGAGCTGCAGCACGCGCGCTCGGGGCGGCCGACTGAAAAGCGCTTTGAGAAGCTCGAGAAAAAGAGCGACGAGGACCGCGCAGCAATCGCCGAGATCAAAGAGGACATCAGTGCCGTCAAGGTGTCAGTCGCTGGCATTGCCGGCGAGATGAAAATCCTCCCTGCGCTGGTCAGCGAGCTTCGAGACGCTCTCAGGTCGAAGCGCGAAGACGAACACGTCGTGCTGACCACGAAGCTCGACATCGGCAAGCACGAAGCCAAGACGCGCATCGACACGCAGCAGGTCGCGACCAAATCGAAATGGAACATGGCAGTGCAAATCGTCACCGGCTTGTTCTCGGCCGGCGTACTCGGCGCGGCCATCGCGCTCATAGCGAGCAGGTGCTAGCGGTGAGCGACCTCGGCGAGCCCAACGGCAACGGTGAGACCGACGAGGAGCGCATGTGGCGAGAGCACGGCGAGCGATTCGATGCAGTGCGCGCGCTGGAGAAACGACTCGGCTCGCTTGAGACGACGATGCGCGAGCGGTTCCGCGACATCGAGACGAAGATCGACCTCGTGCTCGCTGGCATTCAGGAGCAACGCGCGGACGTCAAGGATCTCTACAAGCAATGGGTCCGGCAGACGGACCGGCAAATCGATTTGGACAAGCGCGTGGCTGCGCTCGAGGGAAAGCCACGACGCGGAAAGAAGAAGAGATGAAGCCCGGATATCGAACGACAGAATTTCTCCTCGCGATGCTCGTCGCCGCGATCGGTGGCGTCGCCAGCAGCGGCCTACTCATCCCCGGATCGAAGTGGGCGCAGATCGTCGGCATCGCATCCGTTGCGCTCAGCTCGATGTTCTACGCGTACACACGCATGGTGCTCAAGCTCGCCCACGCACCCGACGGCACCGTTACCGATGTCGAGCTCGATGAGGACACCGAGACGGCGCCGGTCGAACAGCCCAAGGGCATCACGGCATTCGAGCTGCTGCCGATACTCGCCTCATTCGCGCTCATCGTTGGCGCGTGCGCCTGGCTCAAGAGCGAGGCGAAGGAGTCATCGCAAACGGTCGTCGATTGCACGGTCGTCCAGGCCAAGAAGCTCACCACCGAGCTGTCGCCAACGTTTGCGCAGCTGCTCACACGCGCCACCGGCGGGGACGGCAAGATCGACTGGCCGTCGATCGACGACGCGACACGCAGCCTGTCTGAGCTCGGCTGGTGCGCGCTCGAGAATACCGTCGCCCGCCTGGTGCGCGAGATTCCGCTCAAGGGTGGACCGCAGAGCTCGCCGCTGCCGATGGGGTACGACGAGCTCATGCATGGCATGGCCGCGCTTCGGCACAAGCGCTTCGAAGGCGTGGCCTTCAAGGTCGAATGACGTGCCGGCCGCAATCGATCTAACCGGACAAAGATTCGGACAACTCGTAGTTTTCGAACAAGCGGAGAGCTTGGGTCGCGACCGCGCTTGGGTATGTCAGTGTGACTGCGGACAGACGAAGGTTGTAAGGACCGCACACCTTCGGCGCGGTCTCACTGTTTCATGCGGTTGCTACAGGGATGCGCTAACGGCGCGGCGGTTCCGGCGACATGGCCACAACGTCAAATATGGAGACTCTCCGACATACACGTCATGGCGCGGAATGATCGATCGCTGTACAAACCCGACCCACATCAATTGGTCTCGTTACGGTGGTCGAGGAATCAGGGTGTGCGAGCGCTGGAGGGATTTCTCCGCATTCTTATGCGACATGGGCGAACGCGCCAAAGGCATGTCGATCGATCGCATCGACAACGATGGCAACTACGAGCCCGGCAATTGTCGTTGGGCCACTGACGTCCAGCAACATCGGGGAAAGCGAAAGCTCACCGACGAACAGGTTCGCGCGGTCAGGCTGCTACGCAAGCAAGGATACTCAACCTCATCCCTGGGCAAGCTATTCGGACTTAACGACGGTTCGATCTTTCACATCGTTGAAGGGGACACGTATCGCCATGTTGTCTAAGCAACGAGGCTCCAAGGGGGAACGATGCCCGGACTTATGATCGACGGCGTCGAGGTCATCGTTGACGGTTTGAGGATCGTGAACATGAACGATGCGCCATGGTGCCGACTTTCGACCGGAGATTACAAACCGCGTTCGACAACATGGGTACGCAGCATCATTCTTCACACGACGCAGGGCAGGTGGCCGCAGCCCAAGCGCAGCGGCGCCGGCCCGGGCGGCACGATGCGCAACACCGCCGACTTCTGGCGCAAGGATCCGGCGCACAGCGGCGCGCACCTCGGCATCGACAACGACGGCACGGTGTACTGCTTCGCCGATCTCAAGCGGCACTGCGCGTACCACGCGACGACGAGCAACGATTGGAGCGTTGGCATCGAGATGCGCCAGGAGCCGAATGACGGCGCGATCTACGAAGCCGTCTTGGACGCGTGCGCTAAGCTCGTCCCGGCGATCTGCCGCGAGATGGGCATCCCGTTTCAGATCGCCGCCGATCACTACGTGCCGGACAAGATCATTGGCCGCATGCTGTATGGCGGGCGCGACTGCGTGGGCATCTTCGGGCACCGCGATCAGTCGTGGTTGTTTCCCGGTCAGCTCGACGTGCAGACGCGCATGCGGTACCCGACGGGCTACGCGGGGCGCGGTCGTGGCGACCCAGGCGACGAGATCTACAAGAGACTCGGCGCGGCGGGGGCGGAGCCGTTCGTGTTTGCCGGGTTTCAGGACCTCAGCGCATGGAAGCGGCGGCAGCGGAGACTCAACGAGCTCGGCGCACAGCTTGTGGTTGACGGCGTATGCGGGCCAGGCACCGTGTCCGCGATGCGCAAGCTCGGGTTTGCGAACGGGCGGGCGGTGGAGGCGGCATAGGGTGGCGGGAGACAAACGGGAGACAGAGCTAAATCGCTCCGAAATCCCTTAAGATTTTCCACCCTTTGGATTGAGCTTCGCGAACGGATTAGTAGGCGGAACCTGCTATGTCCGTGATTTCTCCCGTAGTCCAGAAATCACCGAAACCGCAGTTATGTCCGATCTCCGTCGTCGGCGGGAGACAAGCGGGAGACAGCCGGGAGATAGGCTGATCGCGTGAGCATCAAGACGATCGAGCGCGCGGACGGGAAGCGGTTCCAGGTTTACGGGCGGCGCAGCGGGCGCAAGGTCTACGTCTCGACTCACGAATCAAAGCGCGATGCGATTGCCGCAGACGAGGACTTCCGCACCACGCAACGCAAGATCGTACGCGGCGAGCTCCCGCCAGAAACGGACACCAAGCGGACCTACGGTGCCGCTGTTGGGGTGTGGCTCAAATCTATCGAGAAACAGCTGTCACACGATGAGTACAAGAATCGCGTCGAGCTCTACCTCTTGCCCCGCTTCGACGCCGTGTCGATCGTTGAAATCCGTAAGAGCCACATGCTCGCGTGGCGCGACGATCTTGCGGGGCGTGTATCGAACGGAACGGTGAACACGGTGTGGGCGACCGCGTCGGCCGCATTCAGCTACTTCGTCGATATGGAGTGGATTACCGTCAATCCGTGCGCCGGCGTGAGGGGACTCAAGATAGATCAGCGCGTATTCCCGTGGCTCGAATCACCTGAAGCGATCACACGACTGCTCGCCGAGCTACCCCATAAATGGCGCACGCTCGTCGCGTTCCTCGTCGGCACGGGCTGCCGGCTCGACGAAGCGCTCATGCTCAGATGGGATGACGTTGATCTCGAGCACAGGCTCGTGACGCTGCGAAAGACGAAGTCCGGCAAGGCCCGCCGCGTGCCCATCTTCGATTCCGTGCTGACAGTGCTCAAGGAGATGAAGCTGGCGCGCGATGCGAGCTCGTATTTGTGGCCCGGTCACAAAGGGAAACGACTAAGCCAGCCGTCGATTCGTAAGCCATTCAAGGCAGCGGTGATCCGCGCCGGCCTGCCGAAGCAGCTCCGACTCCACGACCTTCGGCACACGTTCGCGTCATTGTTCCTGGTTGACGGCGGCGACATTTTCAAGCTCAGCCGCATCCTCGGCCATCACTCGGTGGTCGTTACCGAGCGGACGTACGCACATCTGAAGAAGTCCGCCTTCGAGGAAGACTATGGGCGCGTTCGCTTCGCGATGCCGACAGAAGCGAAGGTGTTCCAGTTCGTGAGGGACGATCGCGGGCGGATCACCGATCGTCGTTAACCGCTACGCTGCGTTCCTCGATCCACGCGTCTAGGGTAGCGGTATCGAACACGACGAGGCGACCGCCGAGCCGGACGTGTGGCACCTGCCTGCGGTGCACCATCGTCCGAAGCGTTTGCACCTTCACGCCAAGGTACTCGGCAGCAGCCGCGTAGTTGATGCGTTTGCTCACCCTCACCCCACCCGTCTCGCTGCGAGGTTGGTCATGGCAATCGCCTCGAGCGCCGCTTGGATGAAGATGGCTGCGACTTGCGGGACGATCGCGTTACCATATCCGCGCAGTCGTCCCACCCTGCCGGGAACCCCATGAGCCAGCGGGAATGTGCCGGGTTCAACTGACCGCGAGACTCCGTCGGTACAGGGCAGAGCATCACAGTGTCGCCAGGGTTCGAGCGCCTGCCGTCGATATGAGCCGACGACCCGCCTCTCATCCCGTCGTTGCTCTTCGGCGTCGGCCACAATGCCATTGACGCTTGTAGCGAAAGGCTCGTCACCGCCGCACCGAGTTGGTGTCCGCGCTTCTGCGCTCGCTTCTTTCGCGCGATCATTTGCTCGGGCGTTCCGCCTGCCTCGTGTGCGGCTGGCGTGTTCCAGCTGGCGAGCTTCGCCGCCCCTGTTAGCTTGAGACACCTCTGGTCGGGGTCTCCGTTGCGTAGGCTGTAGCTCGACGCCTTCGATCCGTCGGTCGCCATCGGCGTGGGCCACGAAGTAGAGTCGCTGTCGGATGTGCGGCGCACCGACGCCCGCAGCGCACAAATCCGATGCCCCAAAGGCGTAACCGCATCGTTCCAGGTCAGCTCGAACAAGATCGAGCCACGCGAGTCCATCTCGACTCGCAACCTGCTCTCCAAAGATCGTTGCAGGGCGGCACTCACGGATGAGCTCGAACCATGCTGGCCAAAGATGTCGAGGGTCGCGTGTTCCGCCCCTCTTGCCCGCGGACGAGAACGGCTGGCACGGGCACGAGCCGGTCCAGATGTCGGCGTTATCAGAGACCCCGGCGAGTCGGAGCGCATAGGACCATCCGCCGATGCCTGCGAAGAAGTGTCGCTGTCCGGGCCCAGCAACATCGGCGGGCTTGAGATCGACAATCGATCTTTCATCGACGACTCCGGTCGCGACGTGACCAGCCGAGATCAAGCTTCGCAACCATGCCGCGGCGAACGGATCGATCTCGTTGTACAGCGCGGTCATTCACCCAATCCCCCTCGCTCGGATGGCGGTCATGGCAGTAACCATTTCGCCGCAACTGGATTTCGAATCGCCAAGGCGAGGCCGTCCCAGGTGCGTAGAAAGACGCGCCACGGATCGCAGACAGCGCAGCAACACGGAGTGCAGAAGAAGCAATGACTCACCTACTCCCCCTTCATCGCGGCGCGCATCGCGTCGATGGCGTCGATCAGCGCTCGCCCGGTCTCACTGCGTTGCCCGCCCGACGGGGCTGTGCCAACGATGTTGCGATCGCGACCAGCTCGCCACTCCTCAGCCGCTCGAATCACGGG